CGGATGATGGAGCAGCTTCAGCTTCAGGCGGCTGAGTCTTTGATTCAGCGGCAAGGAATGGAACTTCAGAATAAGATTCGTGACATCGCTCTTGCTGACGCAATCGGTGAGCAGAGGGCACAGGTCGAGGAGTTTGACACCTTTTCCAAACTTGGAAGAGAGGTTTCAGATTACCTTAGCAATCCAAAACCGGATGCAAAGTTTCCTGTTGTCCCTCCATTCAAGTCTAAAACGTACAGGCTTGAGGCGGACAAGATGCTCAACAATCTTGAGAAGTATTCCGCTCGGGCTGAATTGTTTAGAGCGAGGGCAAAAGCGGACGCAGAAGCTGACCGGATTGCAGCATCAACACTCAACGAAGCCATCAGATTTGGGGCAATTACCAAGAATCCAGACGGATCTCTTGGTATCAATGTTGACTTGTTGAATCAGCGAGCATTTGACTTTAAGAAGTCCGAGCAAGCCAAGACCCAAGCTCAAACCTCCAGCTTACTTGGAAATCTTGAGGTTGCAAAAAACAACCTTCAAAGACTCATTTCAGAGGGAGCTTCAAAATCGGAAATTGATCGAGCGCGGTTGGAAGTTCAAAAGTCTTTTAATGACGCCAGGGTTCAACTTGACCGTGAAGAGCTTGATGTAAAGAGGCTGTCTGGTGAAGAGGAAAGAAAACTCAAAGGCCGGGAACTTGATATCAAAGAAAAAACTGCTGCTGAAGAGCAACAATTAAAGGGTCGCAAACTGGATATTTACGACCAAATTCAACGCATTCGATTGGCTCAAGGGCAGACTAGAATCGATCAGGCAAAAGAACGGATCGATATCTATCGCCAAAAGGTTCTTCAGCCGACAAAAGCCTCTGAAATTAAGCTCAATGCAGTTGATGATCGTCTTGTCAAAAAATACGCTGACGACATTGCAAACAAGCAAACCATTGCGGATGCCATTGGATACGAGATTGGGATTCTTCAAGACCCAGGGATTGAAGATTACGTCAAACTCAATTCTGCAAATGCCATTGCAAAGGTTTTGAACAGCGCGGAAGGACGAGATGCTGTTGGCGTCGAGGAATCAAAACGTCTGCTTGGTGAGCTGGATCTTTTCAATCTGAAGCGAGCCTTTCAGGGTGGAAACCTGATCGGGCCAGATTTGGAGAGTTTTGCTGAAAAACTTTCATTGAAGCAGGGGGAACTTGAAACACGCGCGAAGGAATCTTCAAGTCGCGTAAACGACATTTACTCTCGTTATGGAATGAACTTGCCTGCTGGAACAACTCGCGGACAAACGACTCCGGTTGGCAGGACAGCGGTACAACCACAAGTTGCTCCCACGAATGCTCCCGTTTCATCCGTAACCCAAACGACCAATGCACCAACATTGACTTCTGGAGTTACGACGACAAATGCTCCTGCTGGATTGACGCCAAAATCCAAGCGAGTTCGTCAAGGCGGAAAAGAATATATCTGGGATGAAACCATCAACGATTGGAAGGAAGTGACTCAATAATATGCCATTCAATCCTGACGAGCCGTTTGAAATCGTTGATCAGGCTGAACCTGCTGGATTCGACCCTGATCAGCCGTTTGAAATTGTTGATGAAACTCAGGCTGCAACACCACCCACTGTCCAGCAACCAGTTCCAGTTGGATCTACAAACGAACTTCAAAAAGCTGTTAGCGAATCTGCTACTATTGGGAAGATGCGGCAACGCGAAGAAGCCGGACTGGTTTCCGCTTTGCCATCTGCATCGATAGCTCAACCATCGAAAGAACAATACCAACCTGGAACTTTCAGGCCCAAAAGCCTTCTTGTTCAACAGGCAGACCTTTACCTTGGTAGACCAAGCGCAGAAAAGTTTCAAAAACTGGAGGAAACCAACTTCAATCCAGAAGTTCCGATTGATCTGACGCCTGACGAACAAAAACTGTTTGTAGATTATCGTGTAAAACAAGGTCGCAGAATTGCGTCAAACGTCCTTTCAATTCCCGCTGGAATAGCTGTTTCAAGACTTCCTGGTGGTCAAACTCTTGGTGGTGAAATGATCGGAGGTGCTGCCGTTGAACTTGCGCGGCAGTTTATTTCTCCAGATGAATTTGAGGTCAAAGAAGTTGTGGCTTCTGCGATTCCAACGCTTGGGCTTAAAACTCCGATAAAAGACGTCTTTGAAACCAGCCGTCCTGGTTCAAGCGTTTTGAAAAATCTGCTCAAAGCTGAAACTGGAGTTGGCCAGCAGTCTTCTCGCCTCGCCCAGATCGCGAAAGAAACCGCTGTCGGTGGTGCAACCGGATTGGCTCAAGGCATGGTTTCGTCTGCTGGAGACAAAGACTTCGCTCAGGACTCGTTCAAACAGATGCTTTTCGGTGGTGCTTTGATGCCCACATTTTCTGGAATTTCCAGAGGAATCGCCGCTGCATCGCGTGGCGGTTGGCCTACTCAAAGGGAATTCTGGGCTGAATTGAATCGTCCCTACGCGCAGCAGCTTTTGCAAGAACGGGCGCAGCAGGTTCAAAGGGAGCTTGGACCTGGAGGCGGAATCAATCCCGCGATGGCCGAAGAGTTGGCCAATGCTTTGTATTCCCCTGACAAGATGGGAAACAGACCTGAGGACATCAGAAACTGGACATCAAATGTTCAACGGTTCCTTCAGGATTCTTTGGCTTCTGGAACTCGTCGCGGATTGTCCGGTGATGCCCTGATTCAAGAAATGGTTGGTGAACTTCAACGAGTTGCAGACACCAAGTCGGTTGATCCTGCTCTTGTCAGCAAGATCGTTTATGACGCAGAGGACATGATGAAGTCTGCCAAAGGCAAGGTTGACTTCGCGTTCGCCGAGAGGAATGCAGAGCTTGTCGCTGCCGCACGAAGGGCCGAAGGAGACTTACAGCTTGAATCTGAGAATCTCAGAAAAGAGATTGTCGATCTTTCAAACCAGAGGAATGCACTTCCTGCTGCCGATCAGGTCGAGAGGTCCAGAATCGAAAGCGAAATGGCCGAAAAAGCTCGGCAGATAAAAGACATCGAGGATGGGTTCGACCCATCGTTCGGAATGGGAATAGCGATATCACAAAAGGAGGCTGGCACGTTTGTTGGTGAACAGGGCAATCGCCTCCTTAAAGACTTCAAAAAGGTTCAAAATGAGGGATATGGAAAGCTGGCTCCTGAGCTTGAGGCAATTACAGTTGAAGTTCCAACTGGTCGTGTTGATGAACAGGGAAACGAAATTGTAGAGAGCTTTACAGTTCAGGATCTTCGCAAAAAGCGCACAGAGATTCTGGATCAGATTGATTTCACGAAACCTGTTCAACAGGCCAAGTTTGAGAAGTTTCAAGAACTCGAAGATATCGAGCGAAAGATTCAGGAAGGACTCGATCAAAACCCTGCTCTTCGAGACGCTCTTAAAGCTCAGAATCAATCCTACCGCGAAGGAATTACTAGGTTCAAAGGCGCGTACATCAATCGGTTCTTGAGGGAAACCGGAGAAGCTGGCGGCGGACCTGAATCCATTGTCAACCTGATCGGACCTAGCGGAGGAACCGCGCTTGAGTTGATCAAGCGTCTGGCTGGAAATGAATGGGAAGGTGTCTTCAAGCCTGTTCTTTCCGACTTTGTTTACAACAAATTAAGGAAAACTGGGCAAACTCCAGACCAGTTTTTGTCTCTCATTACTGAGGCGAGAGCCGCGAAAGGAACTGGACTTTCAAAGGAAGTTGCCAACGAGTTTTTCCCGCAGCTTACTGAGATTCAAAACGTCGCGGAAAAATACCGTTCGTTGATTGATCGTAAAGCGACTCTCGAATCTCAGCGTGTCCAGTTGGACGACAAGATGGCTGAGCTTCAGTCTAGGATCGATGCTGGTGATAAGGCTGCTCGCGGTTTGCTTAACGAGGTTGAAACGAAGCTCGCTGCAAACAAGAAAGAAATCGAACGACTTAATCTTAAGCGTCCTGACCTTGGCCCTGAGTTCAAAGAGATGGACGACAGAACTCGTCAGATGGTTGACGCACTATCGACCATCAAGGAAGCGGTCAAAAGCAAGCGTCCCATCAATCTTGATGACGATCAGCTTAAGGCAATCATGGCCAACCCAGATGCCAGAAGGTTTGCCGATGATTTGAAGCTGTATGTTCAGGAACAGGCAAAACAAGGGACTGACTTTCAACAGCTTGTCCGCAAGTCAATCGACACCGGAAATCTTTATGGAGATGCCAGCCCAGAAGACATTGTTCGGTTCCTTACTTCTCCGCACGGAGAGTTGAAGCAGCGGTATGTCACCGATCAATTTTTCGATGTAATCAAGAACAACCGACCCGAGCTTCTTGGCGATGTTCAAAACTTCATCGTTGGAAACATTCTCAAGGAGTCGGTGGTTCCAGGTAAGCGTGAGGTTGACATCGAAAAGATGAGGAACCTCATCGCCGACAAATACAATCCGCTGATCAATTCTGCTTTTGGAAAGGGTGGTTTCGATCAGTTGAACAAGATTGCCGATCAGTTGTCTCAGGTTACGAAACTGGATTCGATGCTCAGCAGGAAGATTATCCCCGCTGTCACATCCGCTGTCGCTGCCGTTTCTGGTGCCAATTTCTACGGAAGAACCGCTCTCGTTAATATTCTGTCGGCTAGTGGTATTGCATCGGCTGGCAAAGCGTTGAGGAGTCCAGAATATCTACGCATTGTTTCGACTCCGATTGATGCACTCGAAAAAACCCAAATGGACAACTTCAATCGCAGGTGGCCAAAGCTGCTTTCGCTTGAAACCGACAGGTATTTGATGCGAGAGGAAGATCGTAAGGAATCGGAACAGGTGCTTCGTGAAACACAGCGTCAGATGCGTCGCCGCGACTAATGAAAACCTCCCTATCTAAAAAGGGTAACACCTACAAGGGTCGTAAGGTGACGCTCAATTCACCTCGAAAAATCGAGGGTGTTACTCCGTATCCGAAGAAGAAAAGTGTCTTCGTCAAGAATTCGAAAGGGAACGTGGTTGTTGTGCATTTCGGTGATGTTCGGTATTCCGATTTCACCAAGCACAAGAACAACGCTCGACGCTCAAATTTTCGCTCGCGGCACAACTGCGAGACAGCAAAAGATAAAACCACGGCTCGTTACTGGGCCTGCAAAAACCTCTGGTAAATTTATGGACAAGATGAAACTTGGTGGTGGCGGACGTTACGAGAAGCTCGTTGGCGAGCTTGAGAAGAAGGGTGTGCGCGATCCTCGCGCTCTCGCCGCCTCAATCGGGCGTAAGAAGCTCGGCAAGGCCAAGTTCCAGTCTCTCGCTGCCAAAGGCCGACGCCGTGCAATGCGCGAAAAGGCCAACGCCTGATCAGTAGAATTTCTTGCGGTAGCCGTTCGCCTTGTTCCGCTTCTGCTCCTTATCCACCGTGAAGACCTCCGGTGGAGCGTATTCCCAGCAGATGTTCTTCAATGAATGCTGGATCGTGATGCCGCCTGTTTTCTTACCTTCACGATCCTGTAAGCCGCTCCGCATCGATCTCTTGGCCAACCCAAGCAGGAACTTCCTCGGCATATTGTAGCCCACTTCGCGAAGCACCATCACCTCTCGCGCCCAGTTCGTCAGGTCACTCGATCCAAACCCTGAGTAAGCCATCTCCGCCACGCTCTCAGGCTTCTCATCCTTCCCCTTGGGCTTCGGGAAGTGATGCACCAGCACGATGATCACACCCGTCTCGATCATCAGCGGCTGAAGCTGTTGCCGCGTGAACTGCGAGCATACCTCGATGTCCGCAGGATTGCCGCCGATGTACGAAAGCAACGGATCGATGTACACGATGTCAGGCTTCGATTTCTTTACCATCTTCCGAAGCATCGTCGTGAAATCGATCCCAACCCGAACCGTCTCGCGGTAGAACTCGATTCCAGATTCTCGGATCTTCGATTCCCAGTAATCCGAGAACACACCCTTCGCCGCACCGATCAACGAATCGTGCATATCCGCGATGTCGTTCTCCGCCTGGATCACCATCACCTTCAGCGGTCGGATCGGGGATATCCCGAACCAAGACAATCCATGTGCCCAATGAATAGCTTGCGACATCACCAAGGACGATTTGCCGCATCCACTTTGTCCCACAAAGAGAAGGCTGGTTCCCCGGCGCAACCAGCGGTCTCCGATCAGGTTGTCAGGATCGTTCTCCTTGTCGTAGGTGATGATGTCAACTAGATCGAACTTGCTCGGCAGGTTGGCCGACTCCAAGTGATCGATGAAATCATCCCAACACGGCGCACCCTGATTGAGGGCCAAGAGCTTCTGCTCGACACCGTTCCGCATCACGCCAGGCAACCGGCTAAAGCGACTGGCATTCTTGTTCTTTGGATCCACCCCTAGGTGATCTAGGTGTTGGTAGACCACGTTCCTTCGCTGCTCCCATTCCTCGCGGTTGGACGCATCGACCCGTACCCAGCCATGCAGACTCTTGCCGCCCGAATCGATGATGACCGAGAATGGAAGGTTCGATTCCTTCAGGATCGTCCATTGTTCGTCCTTCGACTTCTCATCCATCTCGACCAGGACATGGCGGAAGGTTGAGACGCCGGAATCGGTTCCGGTCTGGTCGCTGCATGGATTGATCCTGACATACGCGCCACGGGCCTCTTTGCCGGTCCACATTGACGATATGGGCGCGGTAAAGTGCGATTTGATCCATTCGTCCCTCTTGAGGTATGTCCCCTTGGAAGCGGGTCTGGAGCGGCCTTCGTCGTCCGTGATGATCTCGTTGCAGATGCAGACGGTTTCGTCTGGATCGAAGCAGGCTCTGAGGAAGTCCTCGGTTGTAAATCGGGAAGTCTGTTCCGGTAATGCAAGGATCTTGCGGACAACGAACTTGCCCGTCATCGAGACCGGATTGCCGGTGGATCGGGTGTTCTTGAGGTAGCCCTTAGGATTTGTGTGCGGAGTTTTCTCGGCCTGATTGATCTTGTGCCGAAGCTCCGCCTCGCTCCATTTCGGGCTACATTTGAGGTTCCATTCCGATAGCAACGCGAGAGCGTCGCCAGCGGTCAGTTCAAACCCGTGGATGAGACCTGTGGCTGCGGTGAATGTTTGGGAATGGCCGTTCTGGCCGGAGACTGCTCCTGGAACGCTGGCAAGCCATGCCCGCGCCCGTTCGATTGTATTCATGTGATTCCAAGATATGTACGCGCTTTGCGTCCCGCCTCACCTAGGTCCGATGACGCTATTTCCTGTATGAACTGACGATGCTCGCGGTTCCGCTTGAACAGCAGGGCAAGCTCTTTGGGTGTGATCAGATACTTCGACCAGAATTGAATTCTGATTCGCCTTTGGTCGAAATGTTCAAAGAGCTTTGCCTGAGCGTCGATGTAGGTGTCAGGATTCCGGTTCATCCCTGACGAACTTCGCCTTGAACTCCTCCTTGGTGCGGATGCTCACCTTGTTGCGGCCTTCGCGAACGTAGGCCACGGCTGGCACCTTCATCTCGCCGATTCGGATTTCGGCGTCTTCATCGATCACCTGGACCTTGAGTGAGGGTTTTACGGAGTTCTTGAATGTCTTCTTCATCGGTTAAATCGTTCCAAGGGCTGGGTTGTTTGACCTTCTTCGGATAGGACATCCATCCCCGCATAATCGCATACTCCACAAGTCTTGGAGCCTCTTTCAAGAGTTGTTCGCGGGTGATTGTCGATGAGTTCATTTGGCGGCTTTCTTCTTGTCACGCGACCGCTTTGCGATGCCCTTGAAACGGTCCATGCGCTCGATCTCGTCGTTGAATCCTCGACGGATCAACCATCGCCGGTAAGCGCGGTTGAAGTCCTCGAAGTTGAACTTGGTGGATGACTCGTCTGCTTCTGCGATTCGGATGGTTGTATTCATAGTACAAACAGTAGGAACCAGGCTGTTGCAACAATGAGACCCATGGCGAAAGCGGCGATGGCTATCGACTTGATCTCGTCTCTTCGATTCATTCTCATGTTTTTATGCGTATCAGGGTTGTGGAAAAAAAACTTGGTCGCGAACGCGCCCTTGGCCAGTGCTTCCATGGCGAGAACATCGTCGAAATCGACCCTCGACAGAACGAACGCGAGCGGTTGGACACATTGATTCACGAAGTGCTTCACCTCGCCAAACCGGATCTGGTCGAGGAAGAAGTTATCAGGGTTTCTAATATCCTGACTAAGCAGGTTTGGAAGTGCGGGTATCGCCGCGTTTTGAAGTCTTGATCTCGCGGTAGTGCGGGGTCGGGTAGTTGCCGCGTCCTTCGGTTGGGACTCGAAACTTCTTCATCTCCATGGCACCGGCTTTGACGCTTCTCTGAAGGATGATCCCGGCTCCGTTCGTCGTCATGCCCCACTTTTTTGCCCACTGAGCGGAGGTTTTGAATCCTCCTGGAACAGGCTCAGGTTGGCAGGCAATCGCGTCTCTGAGCCTTTTTAGAAGCTCGGCAGATTCCATTTCGTCTCGTTCTGATTCCATATGTGTACGTTCAGGTTTGCGCTGTCGTCATCGTATTCGCCGTAAACTATTCCGTGGGACCAAGCCAAGGTGGATCTGCGTTTGTGCGCGTATTCCATGCATGGCATATCGCTCAGGGTGCCTGGGCTGTATGCAATCGAATGTAGGGAGTTTCGTCCGGGTGCAACTCCAGCACGATGCGCGTGTGCCACGACGCAGTTTCCCCAAGTCTCTGCACTATCCCGCAGGAAATTCTCGCCAAACAGAACGCCGTGTCCCCATTTGAATCCACCCAGGTGATAGAAACTTCTTTGAAAGACATCGTTGTGTTTGATGAAGGTGTGGCAGTGTTTCTCTATCGGCTTGATCATTCGTTCCCAGACCGCTTCTGCAAATCCGCGAACGACCGTGTTGTGATGCCTCAGATACTTCTGTGCGCGTTGATCGTGGTTGCCGAGCGTGAAAACAGTAGGACGTAGATCGTTAAGAAAACTAGCTCCGCACTCGATGTCATCCAGATAATCGTCAGCGGCATCGCTATCTGATGGATTGGCCAACGATCCTGCCCGAAGGCTTGCCAGATCGTAAGCATCACCCAGATGAATAACTTCGTCAGGACGATAGACTTCACGGAACAGGAGTGCGGCAGCTAGGGCGTTTTTGTTGGCGCGATTACCGTGTGTGCAGCCTATTGCCATCACCCGTTTCCGCGCCTTGATGATATTCATGTGCGGCAGTATGAAAAGTGCCGCATCCTATTATCATTTGTCAACGACCTCCGCCCAATGCGTAGTGAAGAATGAGCAACGCATCGCAGTTCTTTAGCGTTACATCTTGGCTCGGATACAGTTCCTGAGCTTTGGATTTGAGCTTTCGTTTCCACTCGGGTCCGGTCGCACAGGACTTCTTGCCTCCGAGACCGAGTGGTTCTTGCCATATCTTCGGTTCTACCCTGTGTAGGGCGTAACCGTATGCGTAGGCCAGTCCTTGGCAGATGCCGTAGTTTTCGTGGAGCGTGGCCATCGTTGCTGCCGGTGTCAGGTTGGACACGAACTTTGGCAGTTTCTCGATCCAGAAATGGGATTCGGCCACCTTGAATCCGCTGATCAACTGGGCCATGTCCGGTACGGATTCGGGCATCGGCAGGAGGATGATTCCGTCGGGTGTCTTGATCGCGAATCCGCCATTCACCCCTGGGTCACAAGCGACGATGGTTTTCATTCGATGATCGGCTTAAGGTTTGCCGGTGAGTAAGACGGCGACTTGATGATCTTGCCGTCGTTGCGGCGGACGATCCACTTGCCGGGAACTGAGAGGACAGCCTTGGCATCGCTCGGAAGCTGGCTGAGTTCGTCCTCGCTCCAGAGTTTGCTCATGTTGCTCCGGTGGATCTCTCGGAAAGCGGAATCGACCTGCCTTTCAGTGAATCCAGCCGCAAGGGCGGCACCGTAGACGACGTAGAGAAGGTCGCCAATGGCGTCTAGATAATCGACTAGGTTGTCTGAATCAGCCAGTTCATCGGCTTCCTCATCGATCAGATGTAACCGAAAGTTTTTTACCTCCGGTAATGGCATCTTTGGCAAGCCGGGAACGGCTTGTCCGAATGTAAGCATGAACTCCTCGACCAGATGCATCGGATGGTCATCCGAATCTTCCATGATTTCTTTTCTCATTTTGTTTTCTCAATAGCAGAGAACAACGACGTTCTCCGCAGCTATTCTGATTGCACTTTTTGTTTCTTCACCGTCGTACCATCGCTCGACCTTGATCCGCCCCTTGATCCTCACCAGCGCACCATTCTCAATCTCCTCAAGCTGCTGCGCCACCTGACCCCAAGAGACAACCTCAAAGTCGTCGAAATCTTCGTGGAACTTCCCAGATGGATCGGTCCAGTGCCTCGCAACACTGATCACTCGCCGAACCATCCTCGCTCCGTTCTTCGTCTCGCCATTCCTCGAAACACCTTTCAGTTCACCGATCAAGAACACTATGTTCTCAGTTGGACTCGCGCTCATCTATGATCCCAAGTTGTTTGTATGATTTGATTCGCTTCCGAGCGT